GTTTGTCGGCTGAATGTTTTGAACATAATCCTGAGTGGGTGGCGACGTTTGCGAATATGGTTCGGATGTGTAGGGGTTTGGTGTTGATGTCTTGTGCGACTTCTGGTCGTGAGGAGCATGGGACTTCTCGATGTCATCCTGGTTCGTCGCCTTTGTCTGTGGAGTTGTGGGATTACTATCGGAACTTGACTGAGGCTGATTTTGTGGCTGAGTTTGATTTGGATGAGATGTTTGGTGAGTGGTCGTTTGAGGTGAATGAGGATTCCTGTGACCTCTACTTTGTCGGGTTTGTGAAGTAACATAGAGGAACTATGGCGATCACCAACGGCTATGCCACACGCAACCAGATCAAAGCAGCTCTCCGCATTGGGACGGCTGACACGATTGATGACGATCTGATTGACAACTGTGCTGGTGCTGCTTCGCGTCTGATTGATGGTTACTGCAACCGCCAGTTCTGGTCTGTTGGTTCTGCAACCACTCGTGTCTATATGGCTGAGAATGATTTCTATTGCAGCATTGATGACATCGTTGGAACTGCAATCACGTTGAAGACTTCAGGTGCTACCGATGGAACCTTTGATGTGACTTGGTCTACAACCGATTATCAGTTGGAACCATTGAATGGTCGCTTGGATGGCTTGCAATGGTCATACGACAAGATTCGTGCAGTTGGTGACTATCTGTTCCCAACGGTCAACGGCAACTATGGCGAGCAGGCTTTGGTTCAGGTGACTGCTGTGTTCGGTTGGCCGTCTGTGCCTGAACCTGTCACACAGGCGACCATCATTCAGGCTTCACGAATCTTCAAACGATATGACTCACCGCTTGGTGTTGCAGGTTTCGGTGACTTGGGTGCCATTCGTGTTTCTCGTTTCCTTGATCCGGACATGGCACAACTTGTCGAACCGTATCGACGGATGCGAATGTTCGCATGAGCGACACAACTACTGTCACACAGATCAAAGAAGGTTTGCAGGTACGCCTAGCAACTATCCCTGGTCTCAGGTCGTATGCGTATCAGCCGGACAATCTCAACGCCCCGTTCGCTTGGCCGATGTTGGAGTCAATCACCTACAACGGTGCAATGCGTGGCGGGTTGATCACCAATATATTCACCATTTCGGTAGTGGTGGGTCGGTCAGCTGAGCGGTCTGCCCAGGCTGCGTTGGATGGATTCTTGTCCTATGAGGGTACGACTTCTATTCGTGCCGCTTTGGAAGGGGATCGGAGTTTGGGTGGTGTGGTATCAAACCTGCTGGTCGAGTCGGCTTCAAACATCTCCACAATGGAAGGCAATGACACTACCTATCTGATGGTGGATTTCCGTGTCATCGTTTATTCCTAACGGTTGCCCGCTTATGGCTGGTGCGTGTAGAGTTATCGCATCGGCTCAGCCGAGCAGAAGTAGTTCAACTCGATAGCCGATAAGGCAGGAGCATCAAATGGCAAAGCAAGTTTTTACAAACGTGACAGTCACCTACGGTACTGCCAACACAGATATCACTCAGTACGTTTCGTCCGTGACCCTGTCCACGACTGCTGCTGAAGTTGCAACTACTGCAATGGGTTCGTCAGCTGTGACACGCATTCAAGGTTTGATTGACAACTCGGTCACGCTTGAGTTGCATCAAGATTTCCCAACGATTGAGAAGTTGTTCTGGGATGCTTACACTGCTGGTACTGCTGTGCCGATGACGATCAAGCCAAACGGAACTGCTGCTGCTTCTTCTGCGAATCCGCAATATGCATTTTCCGCACTGCCCGTGAGTTGGTCTCCAATTTCTGGGGCGGTGGGTGACCTTGCAGTGGTAAGTATTACTTATCCCATCAGCGGTGCAATCACCAAGACTGGTACCGGCGCATAGTTTCAACATAACAACCCTTACCTGCGGAGGTATATATGAAGATTGCACTTGAATTGACGAGTGCGCTCGATGGCAAGTCACGAACTATTGTCGCTGCGTTTCCAGACTTCATTGCGTTTGAAGGCAAGTTCAATCGAAGCGTTGCCAAGTTTGAAACAGAACTCACGTTGACTGACCTTGCGTATTTGGGTTGGCATGCTGAGCATCGGTTGAAGAAGACTGGCCTTGACTTTGAATCATGGTGTGATGAGATTGAGTCGTTGTCTTTGGGAGATGCCAATGATGGCGTGATCGTCCCTTTGGAGATCAGTCAGCCCATTGGATGATTGCGTTCCTGTCTTGTGAGACAGGGATCGCGCCTTCGGTGTTGCTGGCAGAATCGCCAAGAATGTTGTTCACGATGTTTGCCTATCTTCGTTGGAGGGCAATTCATTTAGGGAAGTAGTGTGGGTGCATGTCGTTTCTTGGTGCAGCCCTCGGTCGAGCAGGTGCAGTTTCTATCGCACCATCACGGACAACAAATGATCCGGTAGTCATTGAGGGCTTGGGTGCGTTCTTGCGTAAAGCTTCACAGCAGAAGCCAGAGTTCAATAACAGAATGAGAATCGCTGCGCAGCAGGTGGCAGAGAATCTTGTTGTGAAGGCACGGATTGAGGCTGGGTCTATCACTCGTAGCCGTCAGGCCACTGAGGTCATGAAGGGTATGCGGGCTAGGCGTGACCGGATACCGACAATCAAATTGTCTGAGAAGTCTGGGTTTGTTTCACAGTCTCGTCCGAACCGTAAACGCAAACGGAAGGTGACTAGGGGTGACGTGTTCTTTGGTGCCGAGTTTGGTGGTGCCAGGAATAAGAACACTCAGCAGTTCTTGAGGCATCGAGGCAAGGCAGGGTATTTCTTCTGGCCTACGGTCAGGAAAGAGAAGACCGCCATTGCCAAGGAATACCTGGACGCTATTGAGAAGGTGCTGGCTAGTTTGCGAAAGAGTTGACTTTGGCTGGGATTCCACTACCCTGACAGGTAGGGAGGTAGTCATGGCTGTTCTGTTCAGCAATGTGAAGGCGATTGAGCCGAAGCCGTTGGCTTCGTCGTGGGATCAGTTGCGTGAGCTGCTGTCGTATCACGAGGAGAACCCTTCCAAGACTGATGGGGCTTTGTGGTCTCCTGTTGAGTACTACCCCGATACCACTCGTGGCAATCGCAATGTGCGGTTCATTGAGGCGTTGGTGGTGGACATGGACGGTGAGTCGTTCCGTGAGGCAAGGCTTGATGGGTTGGAGTGGTTTGCGTATTCGACCTATTCACATCGTGATGATGATCCTCACTATCACTTGGTGTTGCCTTTGGCTGAGCGTGTGCCTGCTGGTTTGTGGCGGGCAGTTTGGGAGGGCTTGCATCAACGGTTGAATCTTGTTGGTGACCCACAAACAAAAGACCCTGCACGGTTGTTCTATCTTCCACAGCATGCACCAGATCAGACCTTTGAGTTTCATGAGGGTCGTGGTGCGTTGTTGGATACCGATTTCAGTTGGGATGTTGTTGAGCAACCAAAGCCCGTCAAGTCTCGGCAGGTGCGTCAGCCTCGTGCGCGTCGCCATGAGTCGGTGTTGTTGTCCGAGGCTTGGTGGAATGAGCCTGTCGATTTGTCCTGTTGGGATGGCTTGGAAGGCAACGATTTGATTGATGCGATGCTGACAGAGTTTCGTGCTTTGCGTCAGCAGTTGGAGGCATCAGAGTAGAATCGGCGCATGGCTGGTGAGCGCACGTTTGTTGTCAAGTTTCTATCGGATACCGATAACGCAACGCGTGGCTTTGACAAGCTGAGTTCTGGACTCAAAGGAATCAACAAGGCAACAGGCGGCCTGATCCCAGGTTTCAGCAATATCGGTTTGGCTGCGACTGCTGCGTTTGGTGCTGTTGCTGCTGGATTGACTATTGCGGCGAAGGCTGCGATCGAAGATGAGAAGTCACAGGCATTGTTGCAACGACAGTTGGAGAAGACGTTCGGTGCGAATGAGGAGTTGACCACTTCGGCTGAACGATACATTTCGGTGACCCAGTTACGCACCGGCACAAGTGATGTGGAGCTGCGTGACTCGCTTAGCACTTTGGTTCGTGCAACTGGCGATCTGACCAAGTCACAAGATTTGTTGAACACTGCTCAAGATATTTCGGCGGCAACAGGGCGAGACTTGGGTTCGGTCACGTTGGCTTTGGCTAAGGCAAGCCAGGGTCAGTTCACTGCGTTGTCTCGACTTGGTATCCCGCTTGATGAGTCAACAAAGAAGTCGAAGGACTTCGGCAAAGTGTTGGAGTTGTTGGAAGGTCAGTTTGGTGGTGCTGCTGATGCGGCTGCGAACACCTTCGGTGGCAAACTCAAGATCATTCAAGGCCAGTTCGGTGAGATCATCGAAACGATAGGTGCAGCGTTGCTTCCTTATCTTGACAAGTTCGCCACATTCCTTGTCAACAATGTTGCCCCAGCCGTACAACGGATCACTACGGTGATTGGCGAGAAGGGTTTGATTGCAGGTTTCCAGCAGTTGGTGTACGAGTCTGGGAGTGCGGCACCGAAGATCATCAATGCGTTCAAGGCACTGACACTTGGAATTGCTGGGGCGGCCAATGTGGCTGCTCGATCATTCTATGTGCTGAAGGCTAACTTCCAATTCTTGACTGGCAGCCCTTTGGATGCGGTCAAGACTTTCGCCAAATCGTTTGATGAGTTTATTGATGTTGACAAGTTGTCTGCACAGTTTGATGGGTTTGCTAGGGCTGTTGACAACTATGCGGTGCGAGGTGTCCCTTCAGCGATTCGCGCTCAGCAAGGTTTGACCGGTGCTATTGAGGACTTGTCTGGTGAGGATGACGATAAGGGCTTGAAGGGTGCGAGCAAGACTTTGAAGACTGCGGCAGAGAAGTTGAAGTTGTACACCGATGCGTTGAAGTCCACCTCATCTGCTCAGAAGTCCTTGACGGCTGCGCAGAAGGATTCTAAGAATGCACAGGATTCGTTGACTGCGGCGAACACCAATCTGACTGAAGCACAGAATGCGTTCAATGCTGCTGTGGCTGGGTATGGTGCTGATTCTCCTCAAGCTCGTAAGGCTTCTAAGGATTTGGAATTGGCGCAACGTGGGTTGGAGCGAGCTGGGTATCGTGTCGAGCAGTCGGTGTTCGCGGTTCGGGATGCTGAGAAGAATCTTGCTGATGTTCGTAAAGACCCTGAGTCAACCCCGCAGGCGATTCGTGAGGCTGAGATTGCTTTGGCTGAGGCTAAGTTGTCTTCGGCTGATGCTGTTGATGAGCAGGTGAAGGCGACTGATGATTTGACTGTGTCACAGGATTTGTTGAATCAGGCTGTGAATGGTGCCATTGAGGGGTCGGCTTTGTACACGAGTCTTTCTGATGCGTTGTCTGATGCGAAGAGTCGTCAGGTGTCTGCGACTGATGCGTTGGCTGATGCGAAGGAGCGTGAGGCTCAGGCTCAGGAGCGTTTGAATGAGGCCAATGCGAAGTCTGCTGAGATCGCAAAGTTGTATCCGAAGATCGCTGCTGGTGTTCCGAATCCGATGGCTGTTTCAGCTGATGTTCCTGCTTCGGTTCGTGGCAATCCGTTCACCGGTACATTCCCACAGAACTCTGGACAGACGGTCATCAATGTGAATGCTGGGTTGGTGTCTAGTCCTGATCAGGTGGCTCAGGAGATTCAGGACATTTTGAATCGTCGTGCTAGGAACAATGGAGGGAACCCGTTCACGGGGACATTCGGCTGATGGCGAAGGTGATGAAGTGGGGGGAAACGGTCAAGGTGTTGTTGGATGTCGGCTTCTTGACCGACGCATTCACACTTGATTCATCAACATTGAATGGCACTGATGTG